CTTGTGATATCAATGTAATATCTGAGCAGTATCAATGCAACAAGTAAAAACCAAAGTGACGTTACGTCACAAAACCAGCGCATCACACATTAATACGCAGGTCGCAGGCGGGCGCGCGCGAATAGAACAGGTGTTCAATTAATGCAATACACTTATTAGGCGAGTGTAATACCCACGAAAAACGCTAATTTAACATAATCCCCATTATACGTCCAACCTAGGGTTGAGCTAGGTATTATGTTAAATTCTGATACTGGAATGCGTTGTGACCCCCCCCGTCTGGCCCCCACCCCACCCCCTATTATTATTATACATTCTCACACACAAAAATTTGTGTTATATAAATCGCAGGGGGTGCTGCCCTCGCGAAGAACGCTTCCCTCCCTGTGCGTTGTTCCCAGTAATCCTTCCTGCAGCCCCCCGCCTTCCCCCGCTTGCTTTTGCGCGGTATCATGTTAAAATTTGCGTGCAATCAGAGAAGGATTTAGTATGGCTGGTAGGTCATTGCAGAAGGAGCGCACTGCTGAAATTATGCGCAGGGGTGGCCCTGATTTTTTGCTTGAGTGGATTTTGAGCGCCAAATCTTTGCGGAGTTTAGCGAAGGACTTGGACATGTCAGAGGGCGCGCTACGAGTTTTAATAATGAAAAACCCAGATTTAACTGCGGCAGTGAATGAAGCGCGCAGGGAAGCGGCTGATGCGTACTTTGATAAAAACTTTGAGCTGATTGAGAACATGTCTGAGCGCAGGCAGCGTGAGATTTTTGAGGCGCTGAGTGGTGAGAATACGCGGGATGCAAGTGAGGCTAATGTATCGCAGATTGATTTGGGCATAATGAAGCAGGAGATGGGCCAGAATAATCTTGCTGCGTCCTCATGGAACCAGCAGAGGTATGGCAACAAGGGCAACCAGCAAATCAACATTAATATTGGTGACCTTCACTTAGATGCACTGCGTAAAACGAAGGTGATTGACCATGAGTGATAAAGCGCAGAATACGATGGCGGAGTTCATCGAGCGGTACGGCAAGAAGCCTGCTTTATTTGTGCAGGAAGTGCTTGGCGTGGAGCCATTGCCGTATCAGGCGGAATTTCTTGATGCGATTGCGTCTGGCGAACGCAAGATTAGCATTCGGTCTGGTCATGGTACTGGTAAGTCTACAGCAGCATCGTGGGCAATGCTATGGTATTTTTTGATGCATTACCCAAATAAAGTTGTTGTAACTGCGCCAACTTCTAGTCAGCTTTTTGATGCCTTGTTTGCAGAACTCAAGAGATGGATAAATGAGCTTCCAGAGGGCTTGCAGAGCATATTGAATACCAAGTCGGATCGCGTTGAGCATACTTCTGCGCCCGCAGAGATGTTTATATCTGCTAGAACGTCACGCGCAGAAACGCCTGAAGCCTTGGCTGGTGTTCACTCTGAGCATGTTATGCTGGTTGTGGATGAGGCTTCTGGTGTGCCTGAGCAGGTGTTTGAAGCTGCTGCTGGCTCTATGTCAGGCCACAATGCGACGACTATTATGCTGAGCAACCCCACGCGAAGCAGCGGTACGTTTTTTGAAAGCCAGACGCGCATGGCGGATAGCTGGTGGACACGCAGGTGGTCATGCGTAGATAGTCCCTTGGTCAGCGATGAGTTTGTCGATGAGATGCGGCTCAGGTATGGCGAGGAGAGCAATGCGTTTCGTATTCGTGTGCTGGGTGAGTTTCCGCTTGCTGACGATGATACGATTATCCCGTTTCATCTTGTAGAAAATGCTACGCACCGCGATGTGCAGATTGATGAGGATACCAAGTCGGTCTGGGGTTTGGATGTGGCGCGCTTTGGAGCGGATAAGACTGCGCTGTGTAAGCGTCAGGGTCCGATTGTGACTGAGCTTAGAGCTTGGTCTGGGCTGGATTTGATGCAGACTGTGGGTAGAGTTGTTGCTGAGTATGAGGCGTTACCGCCCAGCAGGCAGCCTACGCAGATACTTGTCGATAGCATTGGCGTAGGCTCAGGTGTGGTGGACCGCCTGCGTGAGATTGGCTTACCTGTGCGCGGCGTGAATGTGGCTGAAGCGCCGAGCATGGGCGATACTTATCTTAATCTGCGGAGTGAGCTTTGGTTTAAGACTAAGGGCTGGCTAGAGGATCGCTCATGTAAGCTGCCAAAGAATGACCAACTCATCGCAGAGTTGACCAGTATTCGCTACAGCTTTACTTCTAGTGGTAAAATGAAGGCTGAGAGTAAAGATGAGATGCGCAAGCGTGGTTTAGCCTCGCCTGACTTGGCGGATGCCTTGTGTTTGACGATGGCAAGTGACGCTGCGACTGCGTTGTCTGGCTCGTTTAGCTCTTGGCGAGGCGAAATAAAACGGAATTTGCGCGGAATTGCATAATGTGATACGTTTGCAGCAACATAGGAGGCTTTTATGGCGTATGGATCAAAATCAGGTGGAATGAAGAAAGCTGGCGGCAAGAAGGGCTTTAAACCTTGCGCTGGTTGTCCAACACCTGCAGCGTGTAAGCGTATGGGTAAGTGTCGCGCCAAGATGGGCAAGAAGTAATGGCTGCGGCAAAGAAAAAAGGTTTATGGGATCATATCCATGCAAAACGTAAAAGAATTGCTGCAGGCTCTGGCGAAAAGATGCGCAAAGCTGGCTCAAAAGGTGCGCCAACAGCTAAAGCGTTTAAAGCAGCGGCTAAAACAGCTAAGAAAAAGGTAAAGGGTAAGAAGTGATGTAATGTTTACTGCATTTGTTCTCTTATGCGCTCAGAATTACTGCTTTGCAGTCGGTGGACCTGCGTATAACGATGAGAATAAATGCATAGCGGATTTTATGCAGAATGGCGTTCCCTCTTTGCAGGTGAAATATCCAACGTATACAATCATCCAAGTTAAATGTTATGAATGGGAAAAGCAGGTGAAGTCCTAATGCCGTATTCTAAATATAGCCCAAAGCAAAAAAAGTTAGCCGCAGTGGCTCCACCACGCAAGAAAATTACTGGCGCAGACCTGAAGAAGATTGGCGCAAAGAAAAAAGGTAAAAAGAAATGAAAGCAGGATCAGCATTAGGGTTACTTGCTGGCTTAGGTGCGTTGAATGCGCTGGGCGGTGGTAGAAATGGTACAGGCAAGCGCTTTACTGGCTTGATGGATATGCTTGACGGTGGCGGTGCTGGCGCATCTGGGGATCGCTTTGAGGGCGGTGGCTTGCTGTCTATGCTGGGTAATTTGTTTGCTAAACCGCTTGAAGCGCAGGATCGTGTTGAGCGAATTGCGGCTGATACGAATGCGACTAAGGCTGTGACAAAAACGCTTGAAGATATGGCTAAAGGTGGCACACTTACATCTCGTCTGGATGGTAAAGATGGCTTGCTTTCGCCTGCGCAAAAAGAACAGATCGTGATGGATCAAATCGTAAACCCAGACGTATATGGTATTGGTCAAGGTGGCGAGTTTGCGGGGTCTATGTTAGCGCCACGTGCAACTACTGCGCAATCTGCAGCGATGGAAGATGCTTATAGCACAACAGCGCCATTACGTCAGCCTGCTGGAACACCGACTGCACCATATGAGCAAACAGGGGCGGTTACTGAAGTTCGCTTTGGTCCACGCGGTGAGCCTACTTCATTGCTTGATACGCGCCAGCAAGCACCGTCACCAGATGAGGCGCGAGTTATGCAAAAAATTGTTGAAGGCAATATGATGCCAAACTTTATGGACATGGAGCCTTATTTACAACGTGCTTATGTAAGCCGATTAATTGAGCTGGGTTACTAATGCCTAAAGACCCCCGCCTCGCCCGCGCTGGAGTATCGGGTTATAATAAACCCAAGCGTACTCCAAGCCATAAAACCAAGTCACACGTTGTTGTGGCTAAAGAGGGCGATAAGGTAAAGACGATACGCTTTGGTCAGCAGGGCAAAACTGGCGATAAGACTATGACAAAGCGTGCTAAGTCATTTAAGGCAAGGCACGCTAAAAACATTGCCAAGGGTAAGATGTCTGCGGCGTATTGGGCAAATAAGGTGAAGTGGTAATGGCTATTACAACCTATGCAGAACTAAAGACAGCGATAGCCAACTGGCTAAACCGCGATGATCTTACAAGTGTTATTCCTGACTTTATCAGCCTTTCTGAAGCTGACATGGAGCGCAAGATACGTCATTGGCGTATGGAAGAGCGCAGCACGGCAGCGCTAGATGCGCGATACACGCAACTGCCGCAGGGCTTTTTAGAAGCGATTAGGTTTCACCTAGATGTGGATGAGCGCCCGATTGAGTTAGTTACGCCACTATCTCTGCAGACTTACAGAAGGAAAAGCGCTGATACGTCTGGTCGCCCTCAGTATTATTCTGTGGTTGGCGGTCAGCTAGAGGTTTGGCCTACGCCAGATGCGTCCTACACTGGTGAGCTTTACTATTACGCAAGAATAACGCCGTTGAGCGACAGTGCTACATCCAACTGGGTTTTGCAGTATTATCCTGATGCGTATCTGTATGGCGCTTTAATGCATTCAGCGCCTTACTTGGTAGACGATCAGCGTGCGGCAACGTGGGCTTCGTTGTACCAAAGTGCAATAAGTGGTATAAACTCAAACAATGACAAAGCTAAATTTGGCGGCTC